TGTATCACTATCAAAAGGAAAATTTTCAAACAATTTTACATTTTAAACAATCACTAGATCCAGACGTTAGCTCTTCCATTGTTGGCTCGTCATAGCGGATCTTTAAACTTCTCTAAATTACTAAATCTAGCATTGCCAAATCAAATCTAAACCTCCTAATATGCAATAGGGTTGCTTGTACCTCCTATTACACGTGCTTACCATTCTGTACAAGAGTAGACAGCGCGATGACCAGTAGTTCCTCAGAAAAACCAGTTTTAAACATCGGGTTGCCTTACATTAATATAACTAACAATCTATAGCAGCAAAATCCTACTAAAACTAAAAAGATTAAGCAAAGAACCACTTTTAGTAATCTGGTTTCTGCTAAACTCCTATATAAAATATTAAAATCATCAACAGTTTTAAGATTGAAAGAATGATTAAGTAATAATCCTTCTAATAATTGGAGTCTACCAATTAGTAGTAAGGTTAAAACTGTAATAAATACAGCATGGAGGAGGACGAGCATCTCGTTTAGTTCGTTACCTCATCAATCATCTCAACCTGTGTGTCATCAAACACATCTGTATAATTTTCTATTAATGCATCAGGTACTACCTCTTGCTCTGACCTTTCTGCAGATTTAGAACGAGATTTTCTTTTTCTCTGTTCTTTTGCCACTTCTGATGGACGAGTATAGGCATTAATCTGCTGAAGGAATTGTTCAGTTTTAGGGTCATCCTTTGGCAAGTGGTACTTGTGTGTGAACGTAACTTCTATCTGGTCGCCATCTTCCTTTGAAGTCCAATAGCTTCCAAACAGAATGCTGGACACAGATGGAACACATTCAGCCAATTGTGGGTAATGCTTGGCACTGCTCCCATTGGCAACGAGGTCACTGTCACCAAAATTGGCTGAGATGCTTCTAGTTCCATAAAACCTTGTCACATCACCTCTACCTGCAGTTCTCTTCCAGGTGTGTTTGTTTTCATTCTTAGGCGTAGTATCTCTTGTTTTAGAGTTACTACGATCCTTAGATTTAGAACGAGAGCGTTGCTGTTGTTTTTCTGTGTCAACACCTAACTTTTTAAGTGCGGCAAGAACAGCTTGTTCTACACTGTCATCCTTCTTGTTATTGGATTGTTGCCTGCCTCTGGATTGAGACCTGTTTCTAGACCAAGATCTAGATTGAGAGCGTGACCTTGAGTTATCCCTAGACTGGTTAACTTCAAGTTGAAATTCGCCTGGCACTTTACCATCGAATTTCAAAGCTTTGGATTCATTATTAGCACCACGACTACCAAGCGTAGTAGGTTTGTTCATGGCACCATCCTTGGCAACCCAGACAACTCCATCTAATTTGTCTTTAAATTTGGCATCTGCATGAGGTCCAGTGCCTAAATAGTAAAAGAACCACCTTTCAGGAAGCTCTTTACGTTGGCCCTTTACCATGCGATAGCGAGTTTGTCTATTCCAATAACCAATCTGTTGATCCCTATTACCTATTCCTTTAGGTACAAAATCTCTGGGACATAAGTTCCAAAATTTTGCACCTTGCTGGAGGGTTATGGGGTTGAAAAATGAGGGAGGTATATTATTACTCTTCCGACCACGGGAATTGGAGCGACCACGTGTTTTGGTGGACTCGTCCCCCCAATTAACACGTTGTCCCTGGTTGGCCATTTAGAAGTTTAGTTATACCATATGTAATAATTTCTCTTGCTCACTCAAATTATCAGTTCTTGCCTCTGTTGAGTAATCACCAGCTTTAGATTTTACATAGTAAGCCCATCCAGTCGCACTACTTGCTTTCAACTTTTTGCCAACAAGTGTGTAGACAATAGTCCTGCTGGGTGATGCAACCATTACGTATTTTGGCAAATTGTCGATGTTCATACCACCTGCAATTTTGAACCCTTCAGCGTACAAATTCCCTGAAAGCAAAGTTAAAGTGACACCAGTTGGCACACCTTCGAGAGGAAGCACATAGCTTCTTCCTAGTGCACTAACGCAAAGAATTGCGTTAGTCTCAGGGTTAAAGGACCACCAAGACTTAGTCCTTCTGTACAACTGAATGGATCTTACGAAATACATAATCCAAAGTACAACTGTAACAATTGCACCTGCAATACTAAAGCCGAACATTACATACCTGGACACTTGGTATTCCGAGTATGCATTAAAAATCGTAAGAGCCAAAACAAGGGGCCATAATAGCCACATTATAAACATTTTAATGCCATACACGAACCAGCTGAATTGAGGTCTTCCATATTGTAGCACAGTAATAAAAATGATCAATATTATAGACCAGCTGAAGTTCCAGTTTGCGAGATGCCAAATAAGATCGCCTTTGTTGAAGCACGCATCACAATCAGACGCTGTGCTATTGCGACATGAGAGACCTTTATCGTCCTTCATAGCACAATAGCGTTCGCCATATGTGCATACAATCGCACACGCTAATATCAACAAAATCTTCATTTTGTTTAGTTCAAACAAGGAGTGCTCCATCGTGTTTGTATGCTTTAATCCGCATAAAATTCTTATAGGCATCATAAGCATGTTGCACTGGGACAATAATAACTGTCCTTCCTAAATTGCAACACACCATGCATAGCTTAATTATATTTAGCAATGCTATTGAAAGTAATATCAATATAATTATCAACAGGAACCAGAAAATGATGCTAATGACCACACCATTATCATCTATGACAGTCAATGCCCTAGGAAACGTCATAGGTGTGGTCACCCTCTTCTTCTTTTAAGTCAATTTCGTTTAGAACGACCTGAGAAAAGGCTGCATTGTAAACACCGACTACGGGCTCCTGTGAAAATACGTAAATAAAATCACCATTGAGAAGTTCAACTGCTCTAACTACAGTTAGATCAGCATGAGCTAAGCCACGTATTGCTATGCTTACAAGCATAGGGTCTACAAAATGCAACGTGAGGTCATTCACAAACATGTAATTTATGCCACCATACAATGTGACATAAATAGAGTTGTGAGAACTTCTCTTAAACGGTGCAGCTCTGCCATGTACAAACATGAGTGTCGTTGTATTGTATAAAATAAATTCAAACCTACTATTAACATACCAAAAGTATGCTAAGTAGGCAAATCTTAAAGATAAGACAGTTGTTGTAACAACGCCATCAATATAGTAACCATATGCTATAAGCATAGGTCCTAAAAGCGTCATTGATAAAATCTTAAACATTAAGATACCGACACAGGTCTTAAAGTTTGTACTACGGTACAAAGCTAGAAAAGATACAAAAAGTACAGCGATGCTGAACTCTGGGTAATAATTTTGTGTTCTAGCACTAACAACATGATGCTGTTGTACTATAATACGTTCGTGCTGTGTGTGATGCACATTTGCTGTATTATTAACAATAGAGTGGTTACTAACAATTAAGAAACTCAGAGTATTAAGAAAAAGTCCACCAATCATTTTCACAAGTTTAGTTCGAGTTGGTGCTACAATCTCTCTTTAATTGTTTTGTAAAACTTAATACTTTGGATTTTGTGTGTTTAATTCTTCAAAACATCCAAAGACAAGTTAACAGACTTAGAGACATCTTTGACAACTGTGTCAATTGTGTGCTGGAAAACGTCACTGCACATGAACCTTTTCAATAGCTTCGTAAGGTTGGAGTCTAGGACCTCTGCAACAACCTGAAAAACAAGCACCGCAGCAACCGCAGCATCCACAACAACCCGTGGAAATGCAACAGAGCACTAGTAATGACACAACAAAGATGAGAACAATGAAAATGATCAACCAAACCCACCATGGCCACTTGATATATGTCTCAACCCGATTGAGCCACTCAAGGTCAACAAGTGTGTTGTTGATATTGTATATGAGACTTCGGAGCTCTTCTGTAATATTATGAAGAGACTCTGAGCGCTGCTCTAAATCTGCAATTTCAACAGTGAGATTAAGATAGGTGGCATTAAAAACATCTATAGGAAGACTTGGACCAGTTCTATTGGGCAGAGAAGCTACAATCTCATCAAATGTTTTGTTAACATCAATGTAATCTGGGATTACATCTGGTAGTTGGTCGCTAGTCAAATTGACATAGGTGACCACACAACTCTCAATTTGAACAAAATCACTAACAGTAGGTTTTCTAGGTTCAAACATACGTCGCGAAGAAACAAAATATTCCGTCGCATTGTAGGTTTGAAGTTCATGCGTAAACAAGACTAATCCAGGCTCACGTAGAGTCAAGGCAATTTCATCATTAACGCATAAGCCAGCGATGGCAATAACATTTACAAAATCGCCCGGTACAAGTACTGTGTGTAAAAACAGCAGGCCCTGCGGTGCGGCCTGTACCAGAGAGAAAATATGTTCACCATCACCACCACAAAAACCATAACGCTGAGATTGCGATTTGACGCACTCATTAACCTTTTGCTGTGCTAACTTTCTGCTAGCCTGAACCTCAGTATACTTAGCGAGGGTTTGAGAAACAAAAGAATTAAGTGCTGATAACCTGCCGGTGATGAGACGGTCAACCTGAACATCAGCTGAAAGACTGTCCAGTCGAGAATAAATATCATCAATAGAACTAGAAATGGCTTGAAAGTTGTGTTGAAGCTGTAAAGTAAGTTGAGACAAGGCTGCACCCTGCGAATTAACAACCTCTTGAACCTTATTAAGCGCATGAGCCACAGTGTTCAAACCCTGGGAAGTCTGACTAATAGCCTCTTTAACACTATCGAAGGCTGAAGTTATATTACCAATAGCAGCGTTAAAAGACTCAGCAAGCAATTGCTGGTTGCGCTGTAGAACATCCGTCTGTAAGGCAAGATAATTAAGTCTTGCTTGAACAGCATAGCTAAAAGGCAATGCCACCGCAGCAGTTAAACCGCCTAGCGCCATACCACCAATGAGAGACGCACTGTACATGTGAAGCTTCTCAGCGTCAACAACGCCAGGTAGTACCATTACACCAGAGTAATACTGCGCACAGACTAAATCAGCCACAGAGCGACCATTAGTACAGCGCTTATAGTCTTCATCAACAGTACCAAGGCCATTAGTAACCACTTTATTAAAGAGCAGGTCTTCAATAAGAGACCTTTTTTGTACCACCCTGCCACTTGTTGGATCATACACAGAAACACCCAGCACACTGGTAAAATTATATCCATCGCCATTAAACGAACTGATGTCAGCTAACTGTAGAGCCTCTTCAGAGATAGTAAGCATAGAGTTGACTTCAACAGACTCAAGCCTGGCGCTGAGTTGTAATGCTGATTCTATGGTCTTACACGCTGCGGTGTACTGGGAAAGTAGTTGTTTACAACGGGAGTTACCATTGCAAACATATGTAGCACAATCAACACTAACAGGTGTGTTGTAAAGCTGTAAGTACTCTGTTCTAATACTCATACTAAAGTTGGTGGGAATACTAATATTCCCAGTAACGGTAGGTGCAATCTTGACTTGGCCATGCTGATATGGAACATAGCCAATACTGCCAGATGTACAAACACCTATGTTACTGTACACCAACACAGGCTCTGTACAATTAGAGCCATCATTAGAATGGTAGAAGAAACCAGGCAACTCCCTAGTATTATTAAAAGTGGAGTTAGACAAACTAGAAATAACACCCACTATATCATCATTAACATATGCAGCCTGCTCTGAAAAAGAGCATGGTGTGACAGAATAAACAGCACCACTGGTAACATTCTTAAAAGCTAATAACTGTCCAGAATCAGATGTATAATAAACACCTGCTAAAAAGCTAGAATTTGTAAGGGTAATAATACCCTCACCTTTGAAGCCATAGATAGTATACTTGGTACAAACATCCAGAGTCATAAAAGAAACGTCCGTGACACCTACAAGTGGTTTAGGCGTGCCGGTAATCAACTCACCTTTTGTGAATTGAAAATAAAGGGACGTCAACTTAACACCACTACCAAAATCAGGGTAACCAAAAATATCTATGGTACAAGCACCAGCCAAAAGGCTGGTTGAAATACAAAATTTGTTAAAAGACAGGTAATCATTAACAGATTGCAAGGTGAAAGGGCAATTGCTAGTCTGTGATTTAGACACGTAACCATAGCTGTTTGTAACATTATAAAACAGTGTGATGGTAAATTGTCTAGTTTCAACACAGAAAGAACTAAACCCATTGATAGTAGTGTCAGATGCAACAAGATTGGCACCACTATGACCACCAAAAGCTGCAGAGACAGTAATATTAACAAAAGAATGATCATTAAATGAGGGCAAAGTAACAAAAGAAATTGGCTGTTCATGACTCAGAAGGTTTCTAGAAGAGATAGGGTAAAAACCATTATCAAGATCAAAAGAAACCTGAGAACACTTGAGTTGGCTAACAGGATCATCACAATAAAGAATACGCTGAATGGCAGCTCCTTGAACCTCGACGAGTGCATCAACAAAATTAGTCGATGCTATGGTCCAGAAACCTGAGACGTCGCCGTCAGTGCCATGGCCAGTGAAATTAATTGTGACAGCATCCAGCAAACCTATATGCAAATAGCCAAACCCATTAACATAAACATCACCGTACTTGGTGATGACAATTTCCCTGACAGTAGGAGGTAAAACAGCCAAGAATTTATAGACAGTGGAGTTGTAAGTGTCCACTTTAAGAAAGCAATAGTAGGGTACTTTAGTAGCACCCAAAGGTAAAGTGAAAGTGGCTGTATGTGGGTTTGAGGAATTACTGCAAACAAAAGAAAAATTTGTTCCTAAAGCAGTATGAAGTACAATTGAACCGTCAGCAAGAATGACAGAGGTGTCATTAATGTTAAACCTCAAAGCCTCTGGGGCACGCTCAGCAGCAGCTCCATTACAAGAGCCACCCAGCGTTTGATTGAATGAGAAAAATTGGCCTAATCCATAAATCTTAGGAATGGCCCAGAGGCAATTGACCAACAAAGGTTGATTAGAAACCACTTTACCATGCAACAAAGTGGAGTCATTGGACAAAAGAAACCAGTTGTTAAAACTAAAACTATCTGGTATATGACCATTGGACTCAGTGGCAAATACATTAGCAGCGTAACCAATGCAATTGGATATGCAGGGTTCGTAGTAAATACCATCCTCACCTGAACTAGTAACATTAAGCATGTAGTAAATGGGTGTGTAAACATATTGCATAGCACAACTTCGCTTATTATAACATCTTGTCGCAACACGAGACCATTCATTTTTAAGATAAAAATGATAGATCTTGTCAGCAAAAACAGTGACACGATCATTATCCCATGTTAAGCCGACAACAATGTTTTTGTTATCCTGCAGGTGAGCTGGAATGGCTTTGTTGACTAGGCAGTTACGACCTGTTGTAACGTCACCAACACTGGGGCCCAATGTTTTATTGTGGGGAAACTGGCAAATACGCAGTCGTGCAGTAGCACCAGTGTTACCATTATCCTTATATAGATAAAGCTGGTAACCACTAGGGTCAAACGGCTCTTGCGCAATGCCAATTTCAAAGCCCTGGCCAGAATCAATGTAGCTAAGAAAGATACCGTGGACGCCACTAGCAGTTTCAATGCCTTGGCCACAGTACCAGCTAGAAGAGTTCATACTAGGTAGATAACCACCCAATATGACGGTGGCAGGTGCCTGGACATTGAATTTTGAAAAGAACCGTCTAAAATTAGTGTTTACCCCACACCTAGTGACATCTTGTGTTAGGCTGAGGGCTGACAATAGCGGTAGGAACAACCAGCAGTGGATTAAAAACTTCATTTATGGTGTGTTAACGAAGTGATTACCAAAGTTTAGTAACTTACCATTATTTCTAATGAGCAACTTACCCTTCCTTAGTAATCCAATGACCATTTCATTCAATTCTTTTTCTTTTAAATTAACAATAAGTGCGTTGTTACAACGACACTTGAATTTAGGAGTGTCTAGGACTGAGTTATGTGATAGAGCCATAATTGTAGAGTTTCTCCAAAATATATAATTGGCATGCATTATATTCCCATCTACTATTGCTTTGTCACAGTATGGTCCTAAGTAGTTAATACCAATCAGAAACCCTTCTGATGATGATGTATTAACACTTGTACAAAACACAGTCCAATACTCAAATCTTTGAATCAATTCATATAAATCTTTATTCCAACTAAATTCCGTGATTTTAATGGCAACAGATCCACCAAGTGACAGTTTCTCTTTAATGAAACCATTAATATAAGTAAAGAAACCATCTTTCGACGTGTTTTCACCGTCAATTGATTTTGTGGAGCCATCATATAAATCAGAAATAAGCAAATCAAATTTATCTTCAATGTAAAGACTAGTACAATCACCTGTAACACTGAAGTCTGCGTCGGAAACGTAATCTCTCAAATCATTATCAACCAATATGGCATCATCGGGTAACCATCTTCTTAATACAGTACTACCAGGAGCAACACCAGCTGCACCAGCAGCTCCTAAATGCAGTACACGCATTTTGTGTGGTACACACAGTGTAGTAGTGTTAAGGTATTGACACAACTGAGTATACTTAACGACATTAGTAGTAATGCCATCAGGTAATTTCACTTGTGCACCATAATTGTAGAGATTACACCGTTCGAGACACATACGCTGGATTTTGTACAGTGTAGGCATGCTATAACCGGGGTTCCATTCGGCAGATTGGAGTTGTGGATAGAAGGTTTTAATATGTGCATTCTCACACCACAACATCCATCTCCATGCCTTACAATCTACAATAACGTCCACAACTTTGGACACAACATTAAGATCTAAGCTCTTAATGATAGTCACAAAATCGTCCAAGAGTATGTCCATATAAGTGCACACATTCTTAGAAGATGGATCATCAGCATATGTAATACAACAACTTTTCAGTGTACTGTCAGAATTATTAATAAATTCTTGTACAGAAAACAAACCCATTTTTGCAAGGCGCACTTGCGATATAAGAAGATGCATACCACCAATGGTAGTTTTAGAGACATCTCCAAATACAACGTGTTCAAAACCATAATCCTCGAGACCATACTTTTGGATGAAGAGTGTAGTATCCATACTAAGAAAATCTTCTTCCATTGTACTACGAGGTTTGAAGGTTTCAAAGGTACGTCCCTGTGTATAATAACTATCGATTTGTTCGACGTACTCACCGTTCTTGCGCACATAGATATACCATGTGACAGGTTTATTTCCAACAGTACTTACAGGTAAATCATTCAAAAAGCCATATTGCAACTTGATGGCACTAAGCCCTTTCACAGCGTTATTAGAAATAAGCACTGCATCTCTTGTAGTAGTAAAACGCTCAAAAGAACCAGCTATACTATTGTCAAAACATGTTACAACTTCACTGTCAAGATCAGTATAGGAGCAGACTTGCTTAGTGAAATTTGAGAAAGGACGTTCAGCTTCATAATCCCACAACACAAACTTATATGTTGCGACAACACCTAAATTTCTAAGTATTGTTAATGGAGGTGTGAGTCCAAGTTTGCGTTTTGCATATAACTCAAAAGCTACATTGGTAGGTAAACTAGTCTTATTTGTAAAAATACATCTGTCAGTAGGTCCATCTCTTACCATTATTTTGTCAGCAATAACAGCAGTTGGTAAGTCACCATTTAAACCAGTGAAGGCACCTTTCTTAACGACGTTAAAAGCCACATTCTCTAGACTCTGAAGTGCTTTGCTATTAACAAAACCATGCCAGAGCATATAGGTGTCAAAATTTTGAGGACACCATATTGTAAAACCAGCCTGCATAAAAATGTTGTAATCCTCAACATACGCTCTGTAAAGAGCAGCGTGTTTCTTGCAGACAGCACCACCAATGTTGCATTTTGTTATGCAAACATTAGACTTAAGTGGCACATAATTAGGTTGGCCATCAACAAGCTCACAATTACTATCATCATAGTAAAAGAATGGCATAGGTTTAAGCTTAGCAAAAGCCCTTCTATCATAAGCTGGTGTATGGAAAGCATGATTATTGACGTACAACGCACCACCATTACAACCTTCTAAAGACAATTTAGAGCGAGTGCGAGTGTCAAATCTACAAACAATTGAGAACTCTGGGTACATGTCTACATTACAGTTCCAAAACAACATCAGACCATTCATTTGACCATGTACCATATAGTCATAGTCCAAACATCTAACATTGTTATTAATAGGATCACGATCATAACAAAACCATGGTATCGGTGTTGTAGCACAACGAATACCTTTTGGATTACCAACATCGTGAATTGCAACAGGATTAAAAATCTTCAGAGCAGCTTTCATGACATGTGACTGCACTATGCGACCAGCTTTATTGATCTTCTCTTCATTGTCAATAAAAGGGTACACAATTGACCAATCAACACGTTTGACGAAACAGTCATGTATAGCGAGACATCTAGTCATGATAGCATCACCACTAGCTACATGCTCATTTCTATGAATGTTGCAAACCTCATGATGATTCATACTCAAAGATCCTGTGTAGCCCCATTGCTGTATGTCAATGCAGTAAGGGTTATATAAATAATCACATCCTAGTGCATGCTTGAAGCAAGCATAAACAGATTGCGAGCTACTATAACAAGTTGCACTTTTACCGCATTCACATTTTTGTGGTCTTCCAATTTTAACAAAGTACCTCATAGTTGTAAGTTCGAGACCACCAGCCCAAAGCACAAAGATCAGAATATCTGATAAGCCATCAAAATAGTCACAGACCATCTGCACTATACGGCGTCTAACAATGTGCCAAGGCTGACCCTTTCTCATAAGCGGAATCAAGTGTGCAAATTGTTCGCCTGGTGGTGCTCTTGCTTTTACAACCTCTATGCTATTACCTTTTTCAGTAATAACACATCCTTCAGTTTGCACTACAAAATCAACACCGTTTGAAAAACCAAGCTGTAATGGCACATTAGTGCCAACATTATCACCACAGACATGTGCACCTTCAACATCAAACCCGAGCCATGCTCTAACATTACGCATAGCAAAGTCCCGCGTGCAAAATAGAGTGTGATAGCCTGGTATGTTGGCTTCAAACCGGAATCCCATATATGAGATGACATTAGCATATTTAACATCTTTTGTGCCAATGTTAACAGCTAAACCATCACTTGTTTTAAAACTATCAGATAAGCTCATATATGTCGTTGCATAAGCAGGTGGTATGTATTGTTCGCTCTTCGAACAATCTTTAAATAAACCACAAGTTTCAGGTTTCCCTTGTAAACCAACCTTTGAATCTTTGAGCTCATAGAAATCAAGATTCTCATACATGGTTCTATCACACATGACACAAAGTATACCAACCTTTGCTCTCGTAATGGCAACATTAAATCTGTTAACATTAGTAGCATGCTGTGTATCAGAGGTTTGTGTGTAGATGACGTAATCATACTCACTACCCTGGGCGGAATCCACGGTTTGCGTTTGCAAACCAAGAAGACGCCGAGCAACATAATTTTGACTATTATAGGGTGAGATGAAAACAGCTTTACGCCATTTTGAATTATGTGTTAAAAAGGCCTTGACAACCTCTAATTGCTTATTGTTTATAGAAGAGTTAGACTCAATCTGAACCTGACCTTTTACAAACATTTTAAAGCACTGCTTTGATTCTGGGTTGACAGGTACAAACTTATTTTCATAAACAAGTGCAGAGACTGTCTTAACAATCTCGGCTGGACACCTGTAACATTTATGCAAAAAGACATCAGGTCCTAGTGTGCACATTCTTTTGGTTACAACATTGTAATCCTGAGGTTGAAGTACACCCTTATTAATCAAAGTTCTAGGAGCTGGTAGCTGCTGTGGGTCTCCAACATAAACAATGTGTTTGTAACTAAGTCGGCTATTTATGACACTAAGATCATAATTAGTACACATAGAGACCTCATCAACTACAACAATGTCACAGCTTACTTCTGGTAAAGCATTGACAGTACAAAACAAGTACTGCGCATTGGTGTTATTAGGCTTAAAGCCAGTGTAACAATCAACTCTGATTCTTTGAGGTATTATCCTTGAACATCTATCAACATTGAAGTTTTTGGCCGCTTTTTCACATAAAGCGTCTACAGCAGCATGAGAACATGCGGTGTAAACTATTCGCGCCTGAGGATAATACAGACCCAAACCTATAACACAATGAGATTTACCGCTACCAGGAGGGCCTTGGATAGTTGTAAATTTTTGCCTACCTATAATTTGGTAGTAAGGAACCAGTGTGTTATAGGCTTCCGCTATATTAAAGACAGGATATAGCTTAGATATGGTATTGTACTTTTCTTGGTTGACCAAAATTGGGGCTTTAAGAGGACTCACATTATGAGAAGTCAACACAAAAATCATACCTGGTATCAATTTATAAGTACTTGTGCTCTTATAATAAACAGAATCACTACCGTACTCGGATTGCTCAAACACAAATTCACCTAATTGAATTTTAGTATCCTTACTTATCTGAAAACACGTGAAAACTGAATTTCTATTAAGTGGAGGCTTAGTCTTAGAAGCTTCCCATTGGAGTACAATTTCCTTAGGGCCGACAACCTCCTTTAATATAGCATAAGCATATTCAGATTTAACAGACTCCTCTTTAGCTTTCACAGTTTCAGCAGCAAAAATTTTCAGAGATTCCTTGACATTGTTAGCAAGTTTGTAGTCTTCTACATTAGTCCAGTCAGAGACTGCAAGTTTGTTGAAATCTTCAACAGCCTCTGAACCGACCGCACTACTTTTATATAAACCAAAAACGTTACCATTAGCACAGAGTGGGAATGACAACTGTGGTTTGTGGTTCATACAATAATAACTAAGACCACCTAAAAACAACTTTGTAACATCATTGACATTACAACCATTAAAACTACACACATATGGTGTGATAGACATAATGAATTTGTGCTTTGTTCCCATAACATGGTCATAAGCACATTTCGTGCATAAAAGTGGTCTCCTAAGACAGTCTCCACAACGAAGTACAGTTTGCGAACCACATACTACACACATGCCTGCAGCTTGCAAGACAGTGGATTTTTCATAGAGGCTAGCGTAAAACTCTTCACTCCAGAACTTATCTTGACCTTCCTCTAACATTGTCACTGAGAAAGAATCAAGAATACCTGCATTCAAATTTTTCTGTAAATGTTTAACCCAATCTAGTAAAGTATAAAACACTTTTTGATAAGCAGGCTTAGGGTGTTTTGTAAGTGGGTATGCATCAATAGCCAATGACACGTAACGTTCTAACATAATAACATTGTCTGTTTTAACTATGTCATCAACAAACACACCAGCTGACAAAATTCTGGAGGGGTCTGGATAGGGAAGATAGTAGTCTCCATCAGGTCCAACAATCTGCAATGTGTGCTGTGAACAAAATTCATGTGGTCCAACACTAAGATCTGGTTCTACCCAACACTTGGAGGTGGACATAAAGACGTTATTCTGGTAATAGAGTGTTGCTTTAAAAGCATTAATATCAGCTACATAACCTAAATCCGCATAATCTTTGTTGTAGCATACAACTCCATCATCAGATAAAATCATCATAGAAAAGTGTTTTCTCAAATAACTAAAGTACTCAACAACAAATTCTTCATCAATGCTGCTACTACGATAACAATTATCGTAAACTTTACGTTGTATGGATTTTACTGTAACGTTATTACAAGCGTTTGAATCAACTCCCAAAAGCTTGTTAACATTAGCAGAAACAGCCTGAAAAATGTTAAAAACAGAGTTAGCATATGCCGTAGTACCATCACCGCTAGTTGTACCACCAGGTTTAAAATAAAAACCACCTGTGCAATGCACAACTTCTGTGAGTACTTGCGCTAACTCATTGGAAAGGCGGTAGAACCTATCATTATGTGTACAACAACCAACATGCTTAGAACCTAATATCATGGCAGAAGCCATTCTAATCATATTAGGTAAAGCACGGTCACACTTAGGATAGTCCCATCCCATCAAACAACCATTATCAACATCACGCATTAAATTTTTAAGCATATTGTCCCAACCACCATAAAACTTGGTTGAACCAATAACCACAGTAGCATTGCGTGTTGCAGCAATTGACTTCAAATGCTTCTGATGATATTGTCTCGTAGTCATGGTAGAAAGAAGTGAAACTCCTCCTACTGTACGAGCTCTTGCCTTACCAGAAATAGCGTATTTCAAATTCAGTTGAGTCATTGTGGGTAAAACATTTCTCTTTGTTAAAGCAAAAAGTGCATCCTGCTCTTCATATGAAAGAGTTTCATAGTAAAGTCTAGCTTTACCAAATTTGTTCAAAGGGTAGCCAGCACTCTTATCATAGTTTGTAACAACAACTTCGCGAGCACTAATGCACCCACCGTCATAACATTCAAAATATTTGCCAACTATTTTGTAAACAAATTGAGCTTGGCAAATATCAAGTACTGTGACTCTATTGTAGCGATAATAATTGAAGTCTGTCATAGCAGCCTCACCACCCTGTGCAAAGAAAAAATGTTTTAATGTTAACTCAGATCCCTCTTCAAAGAATCCGCGCTCTGTTATAAAATCGTAGAAATCTTTGTTAAAGTGACCTGGTTTTACTGTCTGATATGTAACACCAGTACTCAAAGCTGCAATGGAGAAACAAACAGTACGCTGGTCTAATAGTGCAGGGCTTGATGCTACAAGAAGTGTTGGGTCTGTGACAAATCTAAGAAGATCAGTCATACTCAACTTCACCGTGTCTAATTTTACATCAAGATTCCATACTATACCAAGTTGTTTGAAGTGGTAACCTGCAGTAACAACCACTGGTACACCATCAATATGAACTTTACGAACAAGTGGTCCAAAGGCCGTCATTGGTATTGTCATAGAAAACAATGTGTTAAAATTGGCACAATGAATAATGCACTCGTCACTAGTACAATCAGAACAATTTGGGTGATATGTGCGATCCCAGTACTTAAAGTATTTTTGGAAAAGATACTCCTTATGTTCAGTGAAATCATAAGCTAGTAAATCATACTGCTTATAATCAGAACCATAGATTTCACTTTTCACAAAGTTTTCGGACTCTAAACATGAAGTCATCCCCATTAAAGGCATCATATAAGAATAATATGATGTAACACAAGCACAACCAAAACCTGGAGCAGTCTTCACGAAATCTCCGAAATCGTAGAAATTGCCATTAAGATCTTGGTTGTCAAGTGTTATAACACCTATATAGCCTTTTTCCACTATCGCATCGCAAAAGGCAACACATTTAAGCATTGCATTGGCTACAATGGGTCCAAGTTTTGCATAAACTTCATGTATGGCCTCATTTTCAACTGGATCAAACCAATCTTTATTTTCAAAGAATTCTTCAGTGCAGGCACCTACTGTCACAAGTATTTCTTTAAGAACTTCGCAGTTCTTTTCATCAAAATTTCTAATGGCGTAACAAAGATCCATCATTGTGTACTTTGTAAGATTCCTACGTGCAACATTACCGAATTCACATCTACCCTCTTTGTATGTAAAGAAGTCATGTTCAGCAACAGCACCAGAATCTTTAAGATCGTTATAACAGACTTGCTCATGGTCCATAACGGTCTTTGTACAACGTTTGACAATGTAGTAGGCATCATGTTGGTCCAAATTCCTAAATCTTGAACAATTCGTCTTAAGGAATTTACCAATACACGCAACGTCTTTGTTATAGATGTCAAAAGCTCTACTAACATGGTCTGGATCAGTACCATTGCAGGGTTCTAGTCGAGCTGCACTAGAACCCCGCACTCGTTTAAATAACTCTGATCAACAGTAGAACTCTGCATAGAAGTACGATCGCACATACAACCATTGTTAAGCCAACAACCACAGACAACACAAACCTCATTTTCAATACAGAACCGAATTGGATCTTGTGTGCCAGTTGGTACTTGCACGAACTTACCTTTATAGCGGCACAATCCATCAATAGCGGGATGTTCAACATGGCATCTGCAATAAATGCAAACTGAAGCACCACCATAAGAGTCCTGTTGCGTGTTAGCTTCGACACCATTTGTAACAGCCATACCATTACCAGCACCATTTGAGAGCATTTTTACACAGTTATTAACTGGTTGCATACCTCTCTTAACAGCGTCAACATATGCTTTAGCAGGATCAGGTGCAAAAGCACACAACGTCAATAAACTACTGTTAGACGGATGTTCAGTAGGTTTACCAGCTTGCAGACGAACTGTCGCACCGATATAACCAAGAACGGCACCACGTCTAAGAGTGTTTAAATTCTTAACAAAATACAAATACTTAACTTCAGGACCATTAGCGCCATCGACATAGAAACGCAATGGAGCTTCAAGTTCAATAGGTATAATATCATTATTGCTCTCCCACTTAACATACTTAAGATTGTTGTCTGATGCTATAAATGCATACATAAAACTTTTTCCACTTTCAGCGGCCATAAGAGCCTTTCCACTACCAAAAGCTTCGCCATCAAGAGTAGCTGACGCTCTGACAGCTCTCTCTTTAAGTTTGCCTGGCATAATTTCATTGTTCTGAAGCTTTGTGGTTCTCTCACAAGTGATGCTCAATGGCCAAGTAAGGTTTAATTCATTAGCAGCGGTAACTTCCTTAAGATGTACATGTGAACCATTAGCATCTTTAACTTCAACAATAGTCCAAATGGCACCAGCATAATGAACATTGTTTTCTTGCCTAATCTTGGAAAACACTTCAAGGCTAGGTGTAATAACAACAAGTCTTGTAGCTGACGCAGCTGGAATAATACTTAAAGGTAGGACACCGTTACGAGCCTGTTCAATAATAGTGTTGACACTGGACATATCAAGTTTCTTAAGCATACCAAAAAGTAGACTATGCATAGCAGAAACAATCTTTGACTTTCTGTCAACAGCTCGTGCCTCCTTATACATACTAGCTGCAGCCTGCTCCGCCATTTTGTCAAGCTTCTTTTGCACTGATGCTTCGCGCTCAAAATCACTCTTGGCAATGTTAAATGCTTTAGTAAGCTGCTTCAAAATTTGAGGGCTAACATCATTTTTCTTAGCCTCTTCAAGATCAGCGCGAGCTTTTTCAAGTGCAATCCAACTAGGCAATGCAGCATAAGCTGAGGCCACACTTTGAAGTATGGTGGTGTTCTCAAAGTATGAGTCAATAAGTTCGCTAAGGTCACAAGTGTTATGTTTGGACAAGAAAAATGCAATGAGAGCTAACAATTTCTCAAGAACGATTTCAGGATCTTCACAAAGATTTATCTCATTATGTAGTCCAACACAATAGTTCCACTCTTTTGAATTAGATTCAACATGCATTTTAGACAGAAGACCAAGCAAGACAACATTGGTACATTTCATCTCTGTAAGTTTTGACTGTACAGTTGAAATTTTAATGTTTCTCTTACCTCCAACACCAATCAATTTAGCACTAAGAATCATAGCATCATATGCGTTCTTAGGTGCAGAAAGATTGTTAGCTGTCATGTATTTAAGTTCAGCTGCAGACACAGTGAATTGATAAACACCACAAGTCATGCATGTAAATCTATTAATCCAATAAAGAATGCCATAATAGCAACAAAACAAGTAACCGCACGCCATGTAAACAATGCTAATACACTTCATAAACCCGAAGTCAGATACAAAAGCAGGTGGCATTACACATACAACAATATAATATGCAACTCTGTATGATGCAACGACAACCATCCAATCCTTTGTAGTAAGACTAACAATCATAGTAAGCATGTTCACAAAGCAGAAAGAAATTTGGTTTTCATTCCACGGTTCATCAGATGTTCCAAATACTTTAACCATGTTAAAGATCACAAAAATAGTTGTCACAGCAAGTGAGAACCATGATTGTTTACATGTAAAGAATCTAACACTATATGTAACAAAAACAATAAAGCAGAACACTGTGAGCATGACACCTTGCATGTCTACAGGCAAGAACATAATATTAGTATTCTCAACAATTGACTGAAGACCTTCATAGTAAGACAAGTCCCAGCACAAATTGTTTGCTGTCACAAGGATAACACTAGGAAGAACAAAAGACATAAAGAATAACATTTTATGCTTAATACCAGAGACAAGAACCGTCGAGATTAAAGTTGTAACAACCAACACAATACTAACGAAAGTTGGATTAATCCAAGTGAAGGGTGTGTACATAAAGAATTCAAGCCAAAAGGCAAAAAGAATTGTCATTGCAGTCATAATAGGGTAAAAGAAAGATTTTACTTTACCAACCTGAAGATTTACACCATACATCTGCCTTATGACTTCAGTTGGAGTGAACTCGTCACACAATGAGCCATAAGACAGTATAGTACGACCTCCAAAACCCTTGTTGAGTCTTACGATACTATCTAGTAATTTCTCAACACTTTGACCAGTTTTTGCAGCCAACATGCTAAAAGCATCAGTTGAAGAAAGTTCTGTGAAACTGTTAGTTTTAGCCCATGTATTGTACGATTCTAATGACATCGATGTGTTTGTAATAAACCACCTTTCACCATTGATAAGTGCGGCATATAAAAATGCAACCACATTATCTGATGACATGACATTAGTACCTTCCAATTGCATGCTAGGTTGATCTTCATAACCACCATACATTTCTCCTTCAAAATTGGCACCAACATGCGAGCCATTTCCGAGTTCTAAATGATGCATGTATACAAAATAGAGAATTCCATTTTCTAACACATAACCTACTGATCCACAAGTACCAGCTATAAAAGACCCTTTAATGGTACCTTGACTTCTCATGTTGACACCATAAACACTGCCAGGACATCCTTCATAACAAGCTAGAATGTTAAAACTTTCACCAGCTTTAACAGACTTAAATTTATGTTCTGGTGTATTAGGATTAACCTGGTTGACTTTAAGTACAAGATTCACACCCTTACATCTGGCAGACACAACACCCAAAAACACATTATGCTTAGAAACTGAAAAGTTGTGAAGTCTCACACTAGACATTTCATTTTCATAGTTGATAACACGTGTGGTATCACTAGCAATAACATGTCTAGGGCAAATGACTTCATCTCCTAACCATAAACCATTAAGCACATTGTTACCATAGGAGACTCTTACAATGCAAGGCTCTACAAGACCACTAGGCTGCGCCATTTTCCGTAAACCTGACTGAAGTGTGGAATTAACACTAACAGTAGGAGGTGTGTAAAGCATGTCGGTTCTATTAACAGAATAGTCCATAAGAGCTTTACCAAGATGAGCATAACAAGCCATTCTGTAGTCAGCTTCTCCCATTGAACCTGTGTAGTACTTATATTTATTGAAGCTGTTAGCATATGATTTAATTCTATCAATAGGAGTAGAATTAACAATAGTCTCATATGAACGCATGTCAATAACAAAAGTACCCATAGCAGCAGATTCAAAGTTACCCACAAATTTGTCACCTTCAAAGAGATTTGTTGAAACTTTAAGTTTAAACAGTGAAGGGAGTGAATCATAGAGGAAAACTATGACATATGCGGTAATCACGTACCATGGAGCCATATTAATATAAGCAATAATAAACCCAGCATCAAAAATGCCTGGGTATGCAATTTTTCTTGTTGTAAGATAGTAAACAATGGCATAAATGATCATAAAGAACGTATTTTGAGTGACAAAATAAGACACATTATTCACAATAAGAGTGACAATAATCATAACAATGAGGAAAGTACAATCACCAAAAATCTTCTTAAACTTAAGAATACCGTAACACGTTGCAATAGCTAAGCATGCAATAATGATATTAACAAGCATCGCACCAGATGTAGCTACCACAGACATGTTAGAGTTAAAGAGTTTGAAAACATTCTTAAAGAATCCTAACACAGAATTACCACAGATGTATCCATTACCAAACTCTTTATCGTAGACAAACCAGTTATCACCACCAAAGCAAAAACCAGCTTTACTATCAATGCACTCTCCCACTCTACAATAAGTTGTAGCCTGTGTTTTCACAAAACGTAGACCAAGTCCTCTAATAATTGCTGGCAGTTTAACCATGTTACCACTAGCATGCTCATAATAATAGTCTGGCATAAGATCACTATAGAGCTTAGCACCCTCAACTAAACCTTGCTTTGCACAATATACAATTGTACCACCAAGACCTGTAAGAGTGGTGCATGCAGTATTAAACACACAAGTGTCAAAGTAAGAGTCCTTACTAACTGCATTGCCAGTATGATCATAGCACATATTAGTAACACCAAAGGCAGCATTAATAGCAAAAACAAGAGATCTATCCACAATAGAAACATATGCAGGCACGTCAGGGATTGGTCTCATATTTTCAAGATCAAAAACAGTTCCTACAACAATTGGACATGATTTACCAAAAGTAGGGCCAAAACCATACTTAGCTTTAAACCAGTCACTAAATCCTTTATAAGTGTTATGAACACATGAAATGGTATCGTCAAAAGGTTGAACAATTCCATTCTTAATAACCATGTAATCATAGCCTTCAGCAGATTCAATATAGGACTGTGTAGCAAAACTGTAAACAGAGCACAAACCACAAATAAAAATAAAAACAAACACCAAAATCACAATTTGTTTAAGCTGTGTAATTACATCGAAAAAGCCTGAACCACTTTTTGGAGACACAGATTCAGTGAATCTTTCATAAGGAAGATCATCGTCTGAACCTACAGCATTAAATGTGAGTGAAAAGTTGACACCCTCTTCTACAAAAGTTTTAACCAAAACTTTCTGAGCAGTTGAGCTAAGTGCAGCAAAATCCTGGCTAAGCCAAACAACACTTTTACCACGTTGAGTTAAAACTTTAGCATTAACAATCTTAGCATCAGAAGTCATACACTTACCAATGTCCATGGCCGACACACCAGATGAACCAGGCTTAACTTTTGATGGCCAGAAATTGTTAAAAGAACGGTCAGTAATCAGAATACCAAATCTATGAGCATTGTTGACAGCCATTTCAAATGTGGAAAACGACACATTAAGATTGCAAACCCTGTAACATTCGTCAAGATTTTTGCATTCTGAGACATCAACATTGAAAGAATTCTTAATTACATTCTTTTTAGCATTAAAAAGTGCCCCTTTAAAATCTACAGAGAGATCTTCAAGCAAATCACTGTTAACAATCTTAATAGGCTTACCAATAAGTTGTGAAAAGTAAACACAGGCATTTCTAACATTTGCAAGAGCAGAGCCAGATGGACTGTACACAATAAAATCGTCAAGCAAGAGCATGTTCTTGAGAACCTCTTGACTACTATATTTCTTGTGTTTTACATCGTAATCATATGAAGTGAATTCATCACCAACATAAAATCTGTAAAAGCCATCTGAACATTCAACTTTTGTGACTTCTTGATGCGATCTATCAGTGGCGTAAACAGTTTGTTTAACACTATTACTGAGATCACGTACAATTTCGTCACAAATGAATGTATTTTCAAAGCCATAAGACTCACAGTTCTTACAATAAAAATTGTGTTTCTTGCAAAATTTACCAGTACCATTAGCATGAACATAAACAGTTTTCATTGAACCATTAACAACAACTTGAATAGGAATACGTGTCTGCCTTGCAGTTCTAGAGCACGTTTTGCAAGAAGGGTTTGAGCATGAAAAGACAATATGTTTAAGAGCGAGAACTGCCTTAACCACTATAACTACAATCACAAACTCAGCTGAAATAGATTCAAAGTTAACAACATGCAAAAACCAACTGTACTCTACATAACCAAAATAAGAAAGCCAAAGGTTAAGGTACTGAGATACAAAATACATAAGAAAACACCTAACATAGTTACTACCAAAAACAGCCAAGAATGCAAAGTAAGACAATTGTACCAGTCTGTTCCATAATGGGTCAGATTTAAAATCCCAAGTAACTTGGAGATGTTGAAAATCGGCCAACTCATCATAAGAAGCCAAACAGGCTTTGCATAAAATAGAATTGCCACAGACTGCTGACTTTATAAAGCTAGAATTTTTATATGCCTGTACAGCACCATTACATGTTAATTTATGCACCACTGGTATACTAACAAACAAATAAAAGAAATTATATATTGCTATCAACAATAAAACTAGTTTTGCATAACGCCAAACAGATGGTTTGTTCAATTGTCTCATGTAGTTGAGAGTTCTGACCTTAGCACCAAAATCTTTAAATGCAAAAGGCGGTTTGACTTTAACTTTAGGCATCTTAGTACTTCTAAGACACATAAATAGAACCAGCAAATATTTAAAGATTTCAAGCAGAAACCTAAGAATTTTATCTCCAGCCATAAAGAACATATCAGCATATTTTCCAAATTCAGTAAGAGCATAGTTAGCGCCACTTTCAATAGCCAACAATTTTTGTTCCTGTACAATCTTAGGAGATGCTGCAGCTTTAAAAGCACAATTCTTAGGTCTCTCCCCTGCTTGTGGTTTCTTGACAACAAAATTACTTGCAATAACTGTTGTGACCTGTAATAAGTCTCTATTAAAATGGTAAGCCTTTTCTGCATCAACCACTAATCCATTACGGTTGTCGTAATAGGTATAATGACCACTCATATTAGAACCGCTATAACAAATATAACCAGTTGCTTCTAGTACTTCTCCAATAATAGGACCAATCAAAGAGGTAATGGCAACAGTGCCACTAACTTGGGTAACTTTGACATTGACACTAACACCATGCACACATGTTTCGTCAATGCCATGAATTGCAAGAGGTGCTGCTACCACTGGTCCAACAAACTTTTCTACTTTTGCGCACTTGTCACATGCTGTAGTATGTGTGACAATGATTTCACACTCATTGTCCATCAAGTCACCAAGTTTATGAAGCATTAATTCAGCATCACCTGGCTCACCTTTCTTTACTCCAGAAATGTGATACAACATATGTACAAAACCTTGTGTTTTACGCTCAAGAAATTCATTCCAGAGACCTCTAACACCAGGAAATTTCCACTGTGGCTTGAGTCTCTGTAATGCAAGACAAATTGCATTAATCCAGCAGTTGTTGTCAGTCTGCTTATGCACAATGAAATTGCTATGTGTAACAACTTCAAATTTATAAGCATCATGACTACTAGCACTAAAAGCAGCAGCATCACGGAAACCATAATAAGCTTGCCAATCTATATCAATAGCCTTGACAACTTTTTGACCAACATCAAAAGCACTAGGCAACTGGTTTGTAACATCTTTATCTTTAATGACAACGGTGCCATTAAGCTGTTCACCATATGTTTTATCAAAAGAAACAGACACACGTTCATGATTAACATTGTCCTCAGTAACATTAATAGGGATAGAACAAGCAAAGAAATTCTCAATAGTGTGCCTTTCTTGATCGGTATATACGAAGACATTCAATCCCTTGTCATTCACAGTCTTAAGTAAGCACTGCAATGATGTTTCAAGTCTAACATTAAAGATACCAACACTAATAAGTGGTGTTAATATTTTTCCTTCACACTTTGCAATTGCTTTGTAAACATTACAAAGTTTGGCTTCAACTCGGCTGTCACCATTACGTGGTCCAACTGCGTTCAAAACACTAAGATGCTCAATGACATTTTCAAAGAAAACTGCATTACCAGGAGCAATAGATTTGTTCTTTTTGAGATAATCCTTAGAACGTTCTGTTAATTTACCACCAGTGAAAACATCGATGGCTCTTGCGACACCACCCATGTGTTTAAGATCACCATTAGCAGCATTAACAATAACATCAGGTTCCAAAAAATTAATCAAAACATCCAAAGCACCCTGATAAAAGGAAAGTTTACCAACTTTATAAAATGGCAGTATAAGGTCATCATTTTTAGGACTTTGAATTTCCTCTTTTTCAATAGAGGATTTATCATCCTCCACTATAGGTTGCTGTTCCACTTTTTCAACTTTAAACTCTTGTTTTGGTTTTTCAGCTCTAGTCATTACATTGGCATTAATGAACAATGTGGATGTATAAAACCGTTTCTTAAGTGGCTTAATACCCATACCATCCACACAGTAACCGTGTTCAATATCATCAACCATGTAATGGCCATTTTGAGTTGTGCCAGTGTAAACTGCATGCATAACAGGTTTGACAACAAACATAGACTCTGGCGTCTGCTTGCTTAATATGTCATGAACAAAAACACCCGAGCCTTCAACACTTAAAAACCTACAGTTGTTAACTTGCATGCAATCACCACAAACACCATAGCTAAAGCTCTCCTTAAGTGGGGTGAGTTTAAAAACAGTTCTTTCCAAAACAATTTCTTTTTCACCACAACCACAATTAGCTGCAAGTACTATCTTGGCTGTGCTATAATCATTGAGCATAAGTTCAAGAAGATAATCTGCATCACCAGAGTGACCTCTTGCTAGTGTTGTCGCTGCATAGCAAAGGTTTACGAATTCCATGACATCACCCTTCTTAAATTTCTCCCAAGCTTCATTGTTGAAAAAATCAAAAGCCTGAAGCTGGTAGCAACAAGCATTTATCCAACAATTATTATCCTCTTGCTTAAGGATAATTTTTCCGTTGAGATTCGTTGTCCTGAAAGGTGGTGGAGAATGCTTAAATTGTTCAGCTTCTTGTACATCAACAGCTGCAGCCCAAGGGTCATCTTTAGCAGTTACTTCAACAATGTCAACATCTTCTTCTGTGGAAGTAAGATCTGCAAAGTCTACTGTTTCAGCATCTTCTTGAGAAGAAATCCCTTCAGCACCTTCAAATGCTTCGATTTCATCGCTGGGATTTTCTTCAACAGAGTCAACTTCTTCTTTTTCAATTGATACACTAACTTCTGATTTTTCATCAACAGTAATATCAATATCATACTGAGAGACCATAATACCATCTGGATTTTTTATATCAAAGCCACCACAAGTATCATAAATGAAGTAACCTTCAAGTTTGACACCTTGGTTTGCTAAAGTATCAAAAATCGCATCAAGTTCTTCAGAAATAGACTCTTCAAATTCTTCCCAAGTCGTACCAGTAAATTTGTATCTAGTACCAATAGCTCGTTCAAGAACACCAGTTACAATTTCATTGTCAAATTCAAATTCAAGTTTAACACTTGTAACGGGTGCAATTTCTTGAACATCTACTTCATCTGAAAATGAGACAGTTTTGTCACCACCACCCATTTTATTATACATTCTCTGCAAAATTTTACCAAAACCATAGGGATAAAAATGTTCATCCTCATCTTTATAAAATGTATAACCTGCAATAACAATGACATTACCATTGTTCTTTGGTTTTACATATTCAGCAGGTTCAAGCAAAATGGGTTCAGACCAATCAACAGTAGCAGTGGTACCATCATCTACAACTGGTACATCAGCATCTCTAAAGGATAATGCCTCACCCTGTTCAACAACTGAATAGATAGCATCTGTCATTTCAATAAAAGTACTTGTAGGTGTTTTAAAAGTGGAAAATGGTATACCACCAATCTCAATATCGTTACGAGCCGCATTACAGAGCTTGTTGTAACCTTTTGAAAGTTGATTAGCAAAACCTTTGCATCCATCACAAACCACTTTCACACCATTACCAATCAAAAGTTGAACGCTCCCCAAAACTGAAGGATCAGAGCAACTTGGCATGCAGTTATACCAAATGGCACCATAATCCAGATCAAGAAGAGGATCAGGACAAAGAATGTTTTTAATAGCCTGGATATTAGTCTCTTTAATATCCTCCAATTCATTCAAATGATTGAAGAGATTAAGAAAACCCCTCTTACATGAATCCTTCTTTATGATGTTCCACAAACCAATATGTTTTGCAAGGCATGCTGGCATTTTATACTTTTTAAAGTAGGCTTCAACAAAAATGCTTTTTTCGTCCTTAAGAGCTCTGAAGCACAAACTTTGCTGCCTAAATTCAGTGAGTAATTCATTGACTTTTACAATAGCAGCATCAATATCACCATCATATTCAAATGATGAACCAAGTTTTGCAATCATTTTGCTTTTAGTATCATTATCAACATCGTACACGATGTCGTAAGATGGAACTTTAACTGCTTTAAAAACATTGCTAGTAAGAACAGAGTTAGGACTAGACATCATGAAATAATATTCACCACTCTTGTAGAAAGCCATATCACCAACAATGACGATATAACCTTCTCCTGGTGCTACAACATCATCAACTTTGTTCAAGCTGATAGTGGCAGTCTCTGTTCTTTTAGGTGTCACATTAACAGTTGCACCAACTAAGCTAGTAGCAAAGAATGCACATTCAAGACCCTTTTGCTTCTTGCCAAGGATTTTAACACTGACAAGTTTGACAAGTGCATTATTGAACAACAGGTATTTAGCACCAAGAACAAAACATTTGGCCTCAATACCAGCTATTGTAATAACCTGCGTAAAAGCATCAAATGCTTTTACAAAAACTTGCACACACTTGTCTACAAGGTCTTTAACACGATTGTCTGGAACCACAAATGTTGGCTTGTAGTTTACAATCGTAAAAACAGAATTGCAAAGTGATGCTACAACTTCATAAATTTGCTTGTATGTAAGTGTGAGTGAACCACAAAGTTCTTCTACTAATTTCCAAGCATCCACAAAAAGTGCACCACACTTTTGTACAAACCATGGAGTCTTCTTAAATAATAGACCAACGTTACCAAAAAGGTTTGTACTAAGATCCAATTTTCCTGTAATGATACAATCATGTACAGCATCATCAATCTCACCAGTAATGAATGCTCTTTTAACGCTGCATGCAAGTAGTGATTTGCTCTCAGGTTTGATGAAGTCGTTCAATTCGCCTTCAAAGCCAGGGGTGCACACAGTATCATCAACTGTAAAAGTTTTAATAACTTTCCATATAGAGACACCTTCAACGTCACCAGCATATTGAAGAACACAATTGGCAAAGAACTTAACTCCCTTACCTGCGCTCATACTAGTGACGACAGCATCACCTGGCTTAATATCACCCAAAGTGACACCCTTAACTTTGCCAGAAAGACCACAACAAGCAGTCTTAAAACCTGTCCAATCTCCCACGCCGCTACTTTCAGAACCACAAGGGCATCTAAGAGTAGCAACGATAAAATGGAGAGTGTTAAAGCATTTGCTAAGACAGTCACCATTTCCCATAAAGGGTGATCCGAAGATTTCATAAAGCTTCTTGTAATCTTCAGACAGAACTATTTTAGAGTTCTTTTTGACTGGCGGTGCTACATGTCTAATAGCACAGTTTGACAACTTATGAGGAATGTCCATGTTGTATTGGATTTCCTGAATAGTAAAGAGAGTTTGCTGATTCAGCGGTTTCTCATCGCGCACAGTTGTCCAAGCGCAATGGTATTCCTCTCCTTCAAATTCAATGATGTCTTCATCACCGAAATAATCCTTAAAATCGCCCTCAATGACTGGTTTTCCATCAGCACCACACATATATTGATCAACATATATGATACCTCGGCCAGTGCGAGCAATTTTAAGGTCAAAGTCCTCAAGAACGCCATTGCAGTTAGCTCTAACAATAAAGCCTTGCAACATGACGGAGGGTTCGGTAAGAAGAACGGGTTTAAGATCACTTACTCCGTTACCAAGAACACCGATGACGTAGTGATCCTTACGATCGCAATCAACTAGGTCACGACAGTATTCTGGTACGAAAACATAGCCCTCAAATCCATTACGGTAACAGTACTTGATTTCCTGTAACACGTCACGAATAGGAAGACTAGGCACGTTGACTTGGTAGTCCTCATTGACGAGGATCTTGAATTGTTTGGAACTCATTCTCCTGGCGGCCGGCGAGGGAGATCACAGGACGGAACCCGGTCTACCCAACGTTGTACGGGCGGAACCGCACTCGCTACTACTAGGCGACTTACGAAATAGGGGCGGAACCCTACTGCACCGTTCGCTCAACCCCGTTCCAAGGAGTGATTGCCAAACTGAATGGAAATAATCAACGCTTGTCCTCTATGATTTCATAGAAAGACAAATATTTCGTTTAGTTCGAGTTAGTGTCCGAAGACAAAATCTAGCACAAAGCTAGTTAAAGTAAAAGAAGAGATATAGCCACGCTACACTCACTTTACT